AACAAGACAGGGTAAGAGCGTGGCGCCCCACCACAAAGAAAACCGTCAAGGGCTACAAGCTCAACGGCGTCGAAATCCTGGACCGCTGGACCTGGCCGGGCAAGTGGATACCGATTGTACCGATCATCGGCCGCGAGGTCATCGTCGAGGGCAAGCGAACGGTGCGCGGCATGGTCAGGCCGGCCATGGATGCCAACCTGTCCTATGACTTCATGCGCTCGAAGGAAGCCGAAGCCATCGGGCTGGCTCCTATCAGTCAATGGCTGGTAGCCAAGAACCAGATCGAGAACTACGCGGCCAAGTGGGCCAACTGCAACCGCGTGGCGCAGGCTTACCTCGAGTACGACCCGCAAGTGCAGGACACGGGAACCGGTCCTATCCCAGTCCCGCCGCCGCAGCGCATTTCGCCTGCCGTAAATACCCAGGACATCACCCAGGCCATCGCACACGCGGCGGACGATATCCGCGCGACCACCAGCATGTACCGCCCGGACATGGGCGAGTCCCAGCCGGATCAGTCGGGCAGAGCGATTCTCGCCATCCAGCGGCAAGGCGATAACGCCCACTTCAACTACCACGACAATCTGGCCATCTCCCAGATGCACGTGCTTCGCATCCTGGTAGATCTGGCGCCCAAGATCTACGACGAGGAAAGATTGGAGACCGTCTTCGATCCGGACGGCTCAGTGCGGCAGGTGTGGCTCAACAAGAAACACACCGACAACAAGGGTGTGGACCGGATCTACGACATCAAGAGCGCTGCAAGGTACGACGTGACTCTCGGGTCAGGGCCGAGTTACGCATCGCGGCGGGCGCAAGCTCAGGAACAGTTATTCCAGCTATATCAAGCCATGCCGCAGGCCATGACTCGGGCGCTGGATCTGATTCTGAAAACCTTCGACGTTCCGGGCATCGACGAAATCGCGGACCGCCTAAGACCGCCCGACGTGGCGCAACAGCAGGAAGGCCAAGCCCCGGTACCGCCGCAGGTTCAGCAGCAGATCGTCCAAATGCAGCAACTCCTGCAGGCCATGAACACGCAGATGACGGCGCAAGCCGAAGAGTTGAAAACCCAGCGCATCCAGAACGAATCGAAAGAGCGCATCGCCGCCGGGAATAACGCTACCCAATTAGCAATAGCCGATCTGAAGCTGGGCAGCGATCAGGCCTTGCAGATGTTCCAATCCCAGTACGCGGCGATCAATCAGAAGATCGACCAGGTTTACCAACTGCAGGCGCAACGCGACGAGCAGCAGCACCAGAAGGAACTTTCCGACCAGCAGCACCAGCAACAGCTCCAGCAGCAGGGACAGCAACAGCAGGCCGACGCGCAGCAGGCCGCGCAAGCCCAGCAGCAGCCCGCAGCCGCCGGCGCGCCGCCAGCTTCCGAGCCGATGCCGCAAGCGGCATAGGCTTTCAGCCATCAGCAGCCAGCTTTCAGCTTCACTAACCGTTCAGACACCCCATTTTATGAACACCGAAGATTTGACGTTTGAAACTCGCCAGGACCCCAAAGTGGTAGAGAAAGTTCTGGCCGACCTCGGCTTCACCGGCTCGACGGTCGAAACCCACTCCGACGAAGGCGGCCAAGTCCCGCCCGCCGAACCAGCACCGGCCACCGACGCGCCGGTTGAGCCAGTTGCCGAACCGGTTGCCGCCGCGGAACCCGCCGCGCCGCCCGCGCCCAAACCGTCGAGCGGCTACAAAAAGAAATGGGAAACCACGGCCGCCGAGAACGAGCGGCTGAAACAGGAATTGGAAGCGGCCCGCAAAGCAACGCCGGCCGCCGCGGCGCCGGCCGCCGCCGCCGAGCCGGTCGCTGCCGAGCCAGCCACCAGCCACCAGGCACAGCCCACTGCTGCCGAGCAGCCCGCTCCCAAGCCGAAACCCGAAGATTACGAAAACGGAGTCTACGATCCCGCATTCGTCGAAGCCATCGCCGACTGGCGCTACGACGAGCGCGCGCGCATCGACCGCGAGAAGGTAACCACCGCCGCCCGCGAAACCGAAGCGCAGGCCCGTAAAGATTCCGACACCCGCGACCAGGAGGCATTCGAAAACTGGCGTAAGAGCCAGATCGACGAAGCCAAGGCGCGGCATGACGACTTTGATGTCGTGATTGCTCAGCAACACGATGTCGACATAACGAACGACGTGATGAACCAGGCCCTTTGGTCTTTCGACCATGGCGCGGAGCTGGCCTACTGGCTGGCAACCCACCCGACCGAAGCCAACAAGATCTGTATCGCCACGAAGTTCAACGAAGGCGAAACCATCGTGCAGTACCGGAAAAAACTCGCCCTGGCCGTGCAAGAGCTGGGGAAGATCGAGCTGCCGGAACTCGCCGCGATCGCCGAGGACGACGACCCCATCGAGGAAACACAGCCCGCTGCCCAACCGGTGGCGGCTGTCGCCGCTGCCGCTGCAGCTCCAGCGCCTTCGAAGGTTGCTCCCGCTCCCCGCGCGGCTTCGCCCGCGCCGGCTCCCAAGCCAGCCCCCCCGAGTCCCGTTGGATCGGGTGCGCGCTCTACCAGCCCCGTCAAATCGTTGTCTCAGATGACGAAAGATGGCACGCTGGCCGCGCACCTTGCGAAATTTCCCAATGATCCGACTGCGGAATTCCGGAGGCTGCGCAAAGCGGAGTACGGCAACTAGCCTATAGGCGGCCCGCGATACCGTCGAGAGACAGAATCCAGGGCCACATTTAAGCTGTACGCTCCGAACTTACCTGCGTCAGCCACTCTTGGGGATCTTTGGCACCCTTGCTGCAATTACAGCGCGGGCAAAGAAGTTGAAGATTCTCGGGATCACTCGTTCCACCACGCGCCAAAGGTATTATGTGGTCGATGTGGAACGCCTCGCCCAATTCTTTTTGACATGCCGGATTAGCGCATTTTCCATCCTGCGCACGGAGCAGCTTAATTCGATCGCAAAGGGAGAACCGGCGATTCTTCCACTGACGAAGGCAGCGATCCCGCTCTCGCTGGGCGTACTCGGCATCCGTAACGCGCCGCTCTCTTCGCCGGGCGTTGGACCTCGCATTAAGTTCAGCGGCGTTCCCGTCCCTGTATTTCTGGTTATAGACCCGCGCTTTGTCGGGAGAAGTTCGCTTTCTTTGGCGGCCGTAGTTGGGATTGCGGCTCCGCCACTCCCGGGCGCTATTGGGGTGGCTTTCGCGCCAGCGGCGCATGTACTCTTTTTTGTGCTCCTGCCGTTCCGCCACCGAACGAAAAAGACTGGGCCTCCCTGTCCTGCGGTCGTCGCCGACTTTGCGACCGTGGGCCTCCAGCCACTTTCGGTTGTAATCTGGATGGTTGCGGTGCCACTCGTGCATACGTGCACGATGGCAGTCCTTGCAGGTTTTTCCGGTTCGCCTGATGTTCCCAAAGGATGTCAGCGGCTTTTCCTGCAAACAGCGTCCGCAACGTACAACGTCCAGATCCATGATTCACCCTCGCGGTTGCTTGGCGTATTCCCGAATGGCCAGTTCAATAACGGCTGTTTGAGACAAGCTGAGCCGCTTGGCGAGTTTTACAAGGAGCCTCCGCGCTTCATCGGAAAGCCGAAAGCTGCTGGGTTGCTTGTGTTCCATGCTCCAAGTGTAGTGCATAACGCGCTACGCTTCAACTATAACCGGTACCATCCAGGTACCAAAACTAACGTCGCGAGACGTGAGGAAAACATAATGAACGACCTCCTAAACCCGGTCGCCATTCTACAAGACTCCTTGGAGCGGTGGGATAACAACGCCGTCTTTTGCAAGTACGTCTCAAGGGAATTTGACGACAGTTACGCCGTCCCGAATGAAAAGGTCGGATACACGGTGAACGCCCGCATTCCGGTCCGCTTCCGCGGCCGCCGCGGCGACGCCGCACAGCCCGAAGCGATCCAGGAGCAGATGGTCCCCGTGACCATCAACACCCTCTGGGGACAGGATCTGCAGATCTCCGATCAGGACCTGGTGCTCACCATCGACCGCTTTGGCGAGCGCTACACCGAATCGTCCAGCGCCATCATCGCTCAGATGATGGACGGCGATGGCCTCGACCAGTACCAATACGTGTACAACTTCGTGGGCCAACCGGGTGTTACCCCGGCGTCTCTCGCGACGTACACGCAAGCCAAGATCGCGCTCGAGAACGCGGCTTGCCCCACCTCCGATCAGTTCCGCTCGCTGGTGGTGAACCCCGATGCCCAGGGCAACGTGCTGGGCTTCAACTTCAACTTCCTGCTGCCGACCAAGGAAGTCTCCGACCAGTACCTGTACGGCAACATGGGCAAGGCCGTGGGCTGGAAGTGGTCCATGGACCAGAACGTGTCCGCGGCCGTCGTGGGCGCGCTCGGCACCGCCGGCGCTCCGACCTCCAACCCGATCGTCAACGGCGCCAACCAGAGCGGCAGCTCGCTCGTCACCAGTGGCTGGGACGCCTCGCAGGCGATCCTGAACCCGGGCGACATCATCTCCATCGGCTCGGGCTCCACGGCGTGCATCGCCACCAACCCGCTGTCCTTCCGTTCCACCAACAAGCTGCGCACCTTCGTTGTGACGGCCCCCGTGGTGGCGGACAACACCGGCGCGGCCACGATCCCGATCGAGCCTCCCATCAACTTCGACACCACCTCCCCGTTTCAGACGGTGGTGAGCGCTCCGGCAGCCGGCGCGGCCATCAGCGTGTACCTCGTGGGCCATGCCAGCTTCTCCAGCATCGGCGGAGTGACCAGCCCGCAGAACATGGGCTTCCACAAGCAGGCCTTCACTTTGGCCGTTGTGAAACAGGAAACCCCCGGCGGCTTGGACTGGTCCGAGCAGGTCATCAATCCCAAGCTGGGCATGGCCATGCGTCTGACGCGCGGCTTCCTGATCGGCTCCAACGAACGCATCACGCGCCTGGAAGTGCTGGGCGGGTTCAAGACCATCAGGCCGGAATGGGCGGTCAGAATTGGGGGCTAGTGATTAGTGGCTAGTGGTCGGTAGGTTTGTTCTAAACCACCAGCCACCAGCCACCACCCACCCTTCACTAAAGGATAAACTACGACCATGAAAAACATCACTCTCGTTACCATCGCCCTGCTGCTGGCCTGCTTCGCGCTGCCTGCGGCCCAACTTTCCAACACCACCCTTTCCGCCGCCATCACTGCCACCCAGCCCTATGTGACCCTGGCGTCGCTTACCGGCGTTAACGGGCCGGGCCAACCCGTCTCGCAGGGTTCCATCGGCACGCCTTCGGGCGCGGCCTGGACCATCCTATATGTGGACGGCGAAGCCATGCGCGTCACTGTCGCGCCCGCCACCGGCCAGCCTGTGCTGGTGGAACGCGGCTTCCAATCTCCCGCCGTGGCGCATGCCTCCGGAGCGCTCGTCTGGATCGCCACGCCCCAGCAACTGGTGTGGGAGTCCAGCGGCCTGCCCTCCGGCACCTGCAATTCCGCCACCGCCGTCAACCCCACCATCAACGTGCACCTGAATCAATATGCCGAATGCCTGGGTGGTTCCTGGGTTACCGGCAGCGGCACGGCTACCGCTTACCGCCTCAACTTCCCGACCATCGGAGCGGTTGCTTATACCGGCCTGGACACCAACGGCACCGCCGTCGGCTCCACCACGGTCTATTGCACGGAAGTGGACCTGCCGGGCAGCAAGTTAATCACCGGCATCGGCCTGCTCAACGGGACCACGGTCACCGGCAATAAGCGGTACGTGATTCTCTACGACTCCGCCGGCAACGCCCTGGCCAACAGCGCGCTCGCCGGACAGGCCTCGGTGACCGCTTCGGTGTTCGAGAACTACGCCTTCACCTCCAAGCTCTACGCGGTGGGACCGGCGCAGTATTTCGGCTGCCTCCAGGACAACTCGACCGGCTCTACCACCGTCCGCATGGTGGATACCGGGATCGACGACAACATCCTGACCGTAGGACAAACCGGCGCAACCTTCGGGACCGTCCCGGCGCTGACCGTTCCGACTTCGTTCCACACGGGCACTGGCCCATATCTCTACGTGTATTAACGCTCTCGGCGGCTCGGCTCCTGCTACTTGAGCGCGCCGCCCCAGGGGGCCTCCATGCCTTCTCCCTCGGAGGTCCCCTGCCTTCAAAAGCTGTCAGCTTTCAGCTTTCAGCTTTCAGTTTTCAGCTTTCAGTAAAACCACCAGCCACCAGTCACTATCCACCAGCCACCAAAGGATTCTCCCATGCGAAGAAATGTCAAGATCACGCTAAACCCCGGAACGCCGGTCAATCTCTCCGTCGCCCTCGGCCTGGTACAGAACCCGATGGCCAACCGGGTCTTCATCCAAATGGCTACCGGAGGCACCGGCCTGGGCTATGTCATGGCGGGAATCTACGGAGGCCGCACGCCCGCAACGACCAATGCCAACGACGTGAGCGGCGAATTGTCGCCAGCGACGGCCACGGCTCCCGGCGGCTCCTGGGCCGACCCCCCCGGAGCTATCGAGTTTTCACTGGCGCCGGCGATTGATCTGTCTACTATCTGGGTGGACGGAACAGCAGCAGATCCAGTAAGAGTGTCAGCAGATTTGAACGTGTAAGAAGCTGTCAGCTTTCAGCTTTCAGCCATCAGCCAAACTTCCATGAAATTCCAGCCTCTCTTCAATGCTGTAGTGGTTCGCCCCCTCGCCGAAAGCGAGCGTACCGCACCGTCCAGCCGCGTCGTCATGCCCGGTACATCGTTGCACGCGGGAACCTTCGACGAGAAGGGCGGCACGAGCGGCAATTACACCGATCGCGGGCACGTCGTTGCCGTAGGCGAAGGCTACAAGTACGGCAAGCGGTTCATCCCCGACTGGCAAGGATCGTCGCAGGGCGTGTGGGAAGAGTTTGCGCACACTGAGCGCATCCCCCTCGACGTGAACGTCGGCGACCTGGTGCTCTACGCACACAAGGGCGGCCAGGACTACGCTGAGGACGGCGTGCGCTACCGCATCATCCCGGAATCGCAGATCGAGGGCGTACTTGAAGCGGATATCTGCCAAGTGTCTTGGAAGATGGGCGATCATCAGAACCGTCTGGTGCGTTGCTTAAAAGAGGCGAAGTATCGGGCCTTTGGTATCGGTAACGAAGGGCGTCAGAGCTTTCGCGTTTGCGAAACCCACGCGGAAGTGGCGACGCTCCATCCCGAGTTGTGGGCTGTAGAGCCGCTGGCTGACTGCATCATCCCGAAATCGAAGATCGAGGGCGTACTTGAAGCGTGATGAATTGAATCCCGTCGCCATGCTCTACGTTGCGGCAGAAATACTGGCTGAAGCGCTTGCGGGAGCGCCCATAACGCGACCACGCCTCGCGCTGGCACCCGCTACGCAGGGACCGCCGCAACTGGTGGAGGGCACAATCGTCCTACCGGATGGCTGGCAGTTTCACTGCGTCGACGCCTTTGAACGCTGGATCAAGGGAACTGTCGTAGGAATGGCCCGCACCCTTCGCGCGTCGGTATCGGCCAGCGGAGAAGTCTTCATGCTTCCCATTCCGTTGAAAAACAACGAGGATCGCGCCGTCGATTCGTACTCCGGGCTCGACATGCACATGCGGCGTGAGAATCGGCCGGACAATTCAACCGCGATCACCTTCAGTGTGCTCTATGTGATCCGCGACACCGCCGAACGGGCGAAGGTCGAATGGTTCCGCGATCTGTTGGCTTACTCGCTGGCCGAGGCGTAAAGCTGGCTATGGTATCCTTGAAACCGAAGGAGCAACCAGTCTCATGAAACAGCCAACTGAGTACATGAAGGACGTAGCGAACGCCCTCAAGGACCCATTTCAGGAAGAGGGCACCAGCATAGAGGCGCATCTCGACCGCGGCAAGCACGCCGACGAACGTGTGGCGAAGACCCTAGCCAACGTCGCCAAGGCGCTGCCGGACAAGCTGATCCAACTTGAACATGATCGCCGCTTCCGTTTCGGCAAGGAAACCGCCGCCGCCGCGGGTGGAGCACCGCCGCCGGCCGCCGATCCCGCGCCTGCCGCCACGGCGTAACGCGCGCGCCAAGTTCCGATGGACGGGGAGCCAGGGGCGGACTTTAACCGCCGCCCTTTCCCGGATTTCAAGCTCAAGGTACGCGCGGAAGGTCCGCCCGGGTGTGGCTTTCCAGTGTGCCAGAGGCGCTGGTGGACCGCGCCGTGAGGCTGTCCACCCAAACTTCTTCGATGGACAATTCCACCTTCGACATAACCGCGATTGAAGACGCCCACCAAGAGTTGTGGAACATGGGCACCATCGAAGTCTGGCCGCAGCCGCGCCCCGGCGATTCCTTCGTGTGCACGTTCACCCCGCGCGAGAACATCCTGATGCGGGTGCTGCGGAAACTGCGGCTGGTTAAGCCCGCAGAGTTGATATCGGTCCAGTTTGTAGTTGGACAGGACGGGCATCTGACAGAATGCGCTGGAACTCCGGCCACCGATAGAACGTACCGAGTCCCATCACCTTTCTTTCGTCTTTGGTAACTCGAAGCTCAATCAGATCCAGCATTTCGGGGGTGTTGAGAATAGCCTGCAAGACCGCTGCTTGAGGGCCGTCTACTATACGGGCAAGCCTCTTCCGCTGTCGCCCGAAGGCGACAGTCCCCGAGGCTTAAATTAAATGGACCGAAGCCTCGAAGGTGCCCCCGTTGCGGTCGCTGCCACCAGGGAGTTCCACGTATTTCGCGTAGAAACGGCCTTCACGCGCGATTCTCTTCATTGGCATCAGACCAGTGATACGCGCTGAATTCAGCACCGGCTTCAACTCGACCCGCACATATTCGCCCGGCGGGTGCGTCGCCGTTACGCGGTATTGCTGCGGATCGTTCCAAAACGTCAGGATGTCACCCACGCAGAGTGGCGGGTCGGTTCCCGGAATTCCCCAACCCTGAAACGACATTGCCTTCGGAATCGAAACGAGTTTCGCGCCGGGACGCCAAAGCAATCGCTCAGGGTCCAGCACCGCAGCGGCAGCCAGAGCGAATAAAGCGCGGCGGGTCATGCCAGCGCCTCCAGCAACGTCCGAAGTTTTCGAAGCGTCTGCACATCCACAGGTCGCAACTCCTGCCACCACGGAAATGTGAGGGGTCCGGGCATGCGATCCGTATCCTGGATGTTCGTCTCCAGCGACGCAATGGCACGCTCAAGAAAAGCGCGCACTTGCGGCACGTCTTGCGGATGAAGAGCACCCGACAGTTGCCAGAGTTCTTCGTGGGCGGCTTCGATCTCCGATATTTCGTCTGGCCCGGTTTCGACACGCACGCTCCAATCGGAAAGGCCTGGTTCAGGCTTGCAGCCCACGGCCCCGACCACCAGCGCAAACAGAGCACGTCGCGTCATCATCTACTCCCATAATCGCATGAAGCACGCCATCCTCATCTGCGCGGCCCTGGTCATCTTCGCCCAAGCCGGCAACGCCCAGCCCGGCACCTGCTGGGCGGCCGCGGGCGCGGCAGGCACGTCGGCGAGCTGCCCGCAGACGGGATCGCCGACGATTCAAGCTTACATTTCGGCGTACAACACTTTCCTCAACGCCGTTCCGGTTCCAGCGCTTACGGCGCCCTTTGCAAACGATCTGGAGCTGGTGGGAGCTTCGGCCAACTGGATCGAGAACTGCCCGACCACCGGAACCTGTCCGTACAACTCGGTGCCCCTCCAGGAAGCCTTCGTCAACATTTTGGCGCAGAGCGGCGCCACGGGCGTAGTCTGGAACATCGACTACATGCCGTACATGATGTCGGCCGAGTACACCGCGGCGACCGGCTTCAGTTGCGCGGGAACATACGCGACGGCCACATGCACGCGCCTGACAACCAATCTTGCGTTCTACGACGCCATGATGGCGTACATCGCGGCGCAGGGCCTCACCATCCGGCTGGCGCCCATCAGTTTCGGAGTTCCCGGCGGCGGCGCGCCCTG